AAATGGGCAAAATAGGCTTCGCATGTAAATGGATCGACCATCCTGATCAAGTAAACGGCATCAAGAAAGACGACGATGCTAAACAATACAACACTGGTACAACTACCATAAGTTGGTTAAATAGACAGTCGAAAGACGTAGCAGAGCAAAAGCTCTGGGATCTAATGGTCCAAAATCTAGCGGCTACTAAAAAACTTGTAGACCGTGTTGGAGAACTTAATGAAAATCTCAGGATGGTTCGCCTTAGTAGCGACATTCTTCCTGCTTATACCGAGCCTACTTGGAGTTATTTTTGGCGCAGACCTGACGTTGTCAGCTATCTTGAACGCAATTTTAGCATTATCGGTAATAGTGCTCGTACAAGCGGTACCCGTGTTTCTATGCATCCTGGCCAGTTTGTTGTTCTTGCTAGTATTAATCCGGGCATTGTTGGGCGATCTATAGAAGAATTTGAATATCATGCCGATATGGCTCGCTACATGGGCTACGGCAAGAAGTTCCAAGACTTTAAAATTAACGTACATATCAGTGGCAAACTAGGCCCTGATGGTATTCGTGATGCTTATAAGAAATTAAGCAACGAAGCACGTAACTGTATTACAATTGAAAATGAAGAAAACTCATGGGGTCTAGATGACTGTTTATCTATTAGCGATATCGTTCCTATTGTGCTCGATATTCACCATCATTGGATTCGCGAAGGGGAATATATCCTTCCGACAGACAATCGTGTTAAGCGTGTCCTGGATAGTTGGCGTGGTGTGCGCCCTACTATGCATTATTCAGTTAGTCGTGAAGATTACCTTGTGGGTCATGACGGACTTGTCGCGCCTGTTCACAGTCAACTTCTTCTAGATGGATATAAAAAACAAAAGCTGAGGGCACACAGCGACTTTTATTGGAATCAAAAAACAAACGAATGGGCAATAACTTTTCTAAACCAGTTCGACATAATGTGCGAAAGCAAGGGCAAAAACCTGGCAAGCATGGAACTGTACAATCAAGCCAAAAGCTATCTCGAGAACAACTAATACATCGGTTGGAAACTCTTAGGGAAGAGCTAGAAGAAAATCCTAATTTGAATGAACAGCGTAAAGCTCGTATTCAAGAGGATATGGCTCGCTACTCTGAGCAATTAAGCAAGTTAATATAAGGGCACAAGGCCCTTATATTATTTTGCCGCTTTTGGAGTACGAGGCTTTTTAGCCGCTGGAGCTTTCTTAGCTGGAGCTTTCTTAGCCACTGGCTTTTTCTTAGCCGGTGCCATTGATTCTACAACTGCTTCAACTGCCTTATCAGAAACGGTGCTTACAACTGGTGCTTCCACTTTGTAAGGCACTTCTGCTGTTACCTCTTCTTTCTTGCTGAAAAAACTTTTAATGAATTTAATCATGGTAATCTCCTGTCTATTATTTATATAGTCTGTTAAAGGTCGCCTATAGTTTTTAAACTGCTAACAGGCATATCCCATACCTTACGTGCTTCAACACCTTTGCTTTGGGCAAACTTTTTAACATCGCAGTTACCGCAAACATGATAAACTGTATTAGTTAATCGCTTTGGGTCCATATTTCCCTTATCACGTCTAAAAAAGCCCTGACAACAATCACATTGAAATAGTAGTACTGTCTTCTTGCGAAGATAGACATGCGTTGTGCCGTACTTGCTTTTACGGTAATGGCTATGCTGTTCGTATTCTTGTCCTAAGTACATCATATATTTACATTAAGATTATAAAAACTCTTTGATAAATATTATATCGAGGATCATAATGATAACAATTTCAGTATCAGCAAAAGAAAAGATCAAGGATTTACTCCTTGAAGAGAATAATCCTAAACTAGCATTGCGTACATTTGTCCAAGGAGGCGGATGTAGTGGATTTAGCTATGGTTTTACGTTTGACGATGTAATAAACGAGGATGATTTTGAAATTCCTCTGGATGAATTTAAAGTGCTAGTAGACAGTATGAGTATGACTTATCTACAAGGCGCAGAAATAGACTACAAAGAAGAGCTAGTGGGCTCTGCTTTTACAATTAAAAACCCAAACGCACAAACAACGTGCGGTTGCGGATCAAGCTTCGGAGTTTAAAAAATGGCAAAACAAGAAATTGATATTGGTATACAAGGTAATGACGGTACAGGCGATAGTATTCGTGACTCGTTCCGCAAAGTCAATGAAAACTTTAACGAAGTATACTCAATATTTGGAGCTGGCGGTACTATTGATTTTACTGCCCTAGGTGATACTCCAGATTCATATACATTAGGTCAAGTATTCATCACAGGAAATGCCAATGGTAGATTAGGTATTTTAGCTAAGACTTTAGAAGGTGCTGGCAGTGTTACCATTGATAACAGCGCCGCTGGTACATTAACTATTCGAGGGTCATCTGCTGAAGTTTTTGCTGATAAAAAACCCCGTTTAGGCGGCCCTTTAGATGCCAATAACATTGCTATTGGTAACATTCCAAATCCAAGTCCAGCTTTAGTACTTGCGTTCAATGCGGCATATGCTGCCGCTGGTATTTCAACTACTATTGATAAGTTACCAATCAACAAAGGATATGCTGATGCTAGCTATGTTGGAAAAAGTGCAGGCAACGTTGTTAGCGGAGCATTAAAATTACGTGACGAACCGTTGTTTGCTGACTTTACTGACTCATCATATGATCCTACTTTAACTAGTAACTATCTATCTAACGAAGCGTTACCACGTAAATCTGTAGTTTATCGCGGCGGCGATACAATGACTGGATCATTGTTCTTAAACGACCACCCAAGCCCACTTGCCGGAGCAGGTACTCCAACTGGCGCTGATGATTTACAAGCGGCTACAAAGTTTTATGTAGATAATGAAGTATATGTATCAGCAACAAACTTGTATGTTCGAACTGACGGAGATGATACTCAACTAAATTCGCCGCTAGGTCGTGAAGGTCGTAACTGGGCTCATGCTTATAAAACTATTGGCGCGGCTGCTCTACAAGCTGAAAACTTAATCAACTTGGCTAGTTTAGAACCTGGCCCATATCGTCAAAAGATCAGCTATACAATTAGCCCTAATCAGTTTAATTCAACTATTGTCAGCGCAACATTAAGTGGCGGTAATAGCGCACAGCCTGGATATATCGATGCGGCCGAATTATTAAAAGTAAACAAAGCATTTATTCAAGCTGAAACTATTGCTTATATTAACAACAAGTATGTTAACTCATTCACATACGACCAAGCAAAATATCAAACATACATACAATCAGTTCTAAGTGCTGTTGGTACCGACCTTGTAATTAATTCTAATTTTAATAGTTTACAAATTGCTACTACGTTTTTTGAAAATCAATACTCAAACATTATTGACACCGAGTTAGTACAATTTATCGATGCTATTAACTATGCCAAACAACAAATTTTAGAATTTAGTTATAATAGTACAAACTTAAACACTTATATAGGCCAAGTAATTGATGCGTTGAATTATGACATGGCATTCCAGTCAAACTATCAAAGCGTTATCATGGCTCGATATTTTCCTGAAGCTGGTACTGGATTAAGCGTAACTGAGATTGTTGGTGCGTTAGGCGAATTAAGAACTCTGCTAACTAACTTGGCATTTATTAATAGTAATCCAATTGACGCGGCTGTAACATCGCTAACCAACAACATCAATGCTATGATTGTTATGGTTCAAGGCGGATTGGAGCCAACTGTTGTAATGCCTAAACTGGCAAGTACTAGTGTTGCTAAACAATCTGCTAGATCTTTATTATTAAACAACATTGGATTTATTCAATCAGAGATTATTGCTTGGATAACTGCTAACTATCCAAATGTAAGTTATAGTCAAGCTAAGTGCAAACGTGATGTAGGATACATAGTTGAATCTATTGCTTACGATCAGTTGTATGGTGGAAATTCACGTACTTTAAATGCTGGGCAACGATATTGGGATAATAATACTAGACAGATTGCTCCGAGTGAACTTGTAGCAACCAAAGGAGCACTTGCCTACGTTGGTGTGCTTGCTCAAGCAGTTATCAATAACTCAAGCCCTGCGTTAGTATATCAAACTGCTGTAATACAATATCAAAATCAAACGTTTGTTAATGGCGCACAACGAACTGATGCTGTTTTAAATCTAGTGGCATTGGTTGCTGGAGCAACGTTTAATATTTCTGCTACATCTACTATTGGAAATGTAGTAACAACTACCAGTACAAAAAATATGACTGTTGGTATGCCTTTGGTAATGGATCAAGTTAGTGTCATTACATCAGTTGGCTTCCAAACAAAGACTGGCACTGGTCCGTATTATATTACAATGTTGATTCCGTTACAAGCTACAGCGCCGTTAGTTAGTAGTTCCTTTACAGTAGCAGGCAATCCTAATGCCAACTATAATGGTACATATACTGTATTTGCTAGCACTACTCAGTCTGTTACGCTAACATATCCTACAGATCCAGGAGTATATAGCTCAGGAGCACCTACTACGCTTACTCCGTTCTTAGGTAATATTGTACCAGGTGAAAGATACTATCTAACAGAAGTTGTTAACGATACTCAATTTAGAATTAGCGCATCGTTGGGTGGGAACACATTCTCATTGGCAAATTCAGTTGTAAATGTTAAAACAACATTTGCTGGATTAATTTCAGAAAACGTATCACCATTAAGAACAGAACCTACATTAACAGATGCCATCGCATCGTTACAAACTGTTTGGGGATTCATCAACACTGCCAAGCCTGCTACAGTAACAGCAATTTCTACATTTGTTAACACAACCTATCCGTATATTAATAATCCAGCTGCAATTGTTAGACTTGGAGAATTATTTCAAGTTGTTACCGATACATTAACATTTGGCCTTGCTAATAGACAGTTGGCAGTCATGAATACTCCATCAAGTTTACCAACGTCCTTTGTTAACGCATCCAAGTGCTTGTTGCTTAACACTTCATTTATTGCCGCAGAAACGATAGGCTATCTAAAACTTCAAAATCCTGGATTTACCTACGTTGATCTCAATGGTCAAATACGTTTTGAAAAAGAGATTCAATTATTAGTTGAAGCAGTTACATATGATATAACATATGGCGGCAACAGCGCATCAACTCTAGCGGGAGATCAGTACTGGGTAGGCACTACACTTAACGGTACAACAACATTTGCCAGCACCATAGACAATGCTGAAAAGACAATTAAATTAGATGCTATTGCCAAGGCCAAAAGTATTGCTGCAACAGTTGCTAGTAATACTGCTCCTCCAACGCTATATCAAGATGCTTTAAACTACGATGCTACCTTTATTAGAAAAACACAAGTAGGATCGAATTATAATGTAGTATTAGGAATACCTGAAAGAATTATTCCAATAAAGGTTGGTTCAAATATAGTAATTTCTAATCAATCAACTGTGGCTTATAACGGATCTTATACTGTTGTTGCTAGTAGCGCCGACAGCGTAACTTTACAGTACTTGTCAGACCCTGGAACATGGAGTATCTTAACAGCTACAAAATTTGTTATTGCTCAAAATATAAATGCGTTATTCAATGGCGGTGCGCCAGCCAGCGATGACATTACTGCTAAGTGGGACTTAATTGGTACAATTATTGATACTAACCCGCCAAATCTAGCAGTAGTTTTACCAGACTTAACCAACAGCGCATACGCAGGTACCGGATATGTTGCGGTAAGAGAAACTATTAATATCAATGCTAGTGATGTTTCACAAACAACTACAGCTTATTTAGATGGACGATATCGTGGCGGCTTTAGTTACAACGAAGCAACATGTCGTCGTGATATAGGTTATATTATTGACGCAATGCGTATTGACTTATTAACTGGCGGTACATACCAAAGTATCAACGCTGGTAAGAGTTATTACAAAAATGCTAGTGCTAAAGCTATTGCTATTGGTACACAATATACTGAAACAATCGATGGTGTTATATATGCCCGAACTGTAGCACTACAAGTATTAAATCAAATTCTAGCCAGTCGCTTCCAAAATATTTTAGAACAGATAACAGATGGTTCTAAAAATGCCAATAGCGGATACAGCTCCACTGCAACATGGGTTAGCGGTACAAGTACTAGCATTGTTGTATCAGGAATAACTGGTGATAGTATTGTTGCTGGTATGACTGTGACTGGTACAGGCTTTACTGGTGGGCAGACAGTTATTTCTGTTAACGGAAATAATATTACACTAAGCGCGGCTCCTAACGGAACTCCAAGCGGTATATTGTCATTCAATATCACAGCAGTAACAACATTTACTGCCAACTACAACACCATGTTGAATATTGTTATCACTGGTTTTGGTGCGGCACCACAAGCATCGTTTGGTACTGGCATATACACTGTTACATTTACCAACGGTGGTAACGGTTATGTTGACCAATGTCCTCCAGGAGATTTCAACATACTACCTGGTAAAATTTTACAAGGTAATGTTAGCGAAGCAACTGCTAATATTTTATCATATAGTCAAGGTTTATCAAACAACGTTGACACAGTTACTTGC